CCACGCCACCGGCTCGCCAACGGCGTCGGGGGTGGCATCCGGCTTCTGGTAGATATCGTCAGCAGTCAGGTTCTCGGTTCGAACATTCTCTCCATCGAACCATGTGCGCTGCGCGACAGTATCGGTCTGGATGGCCTCAACCGGCTCGGCTGGGCGGAGAAGGGAGAGGATGGAGTCAACGAGCTTGCCATGAACACGCGTAAGGTGATTGCAGCCTTTTTTGCGAACGCTGCCAAGTTGGTCCATGCAGAGTAAGGAGCATGTGCCTTCGCCAGTCTCAAACTTACCGGACTCGCAAAGCGCTCGCGCCACCGCCTCTCTATCGACCACCTGCGTTGCGGGGCGAGAGGCTGCAAGGCGGAGGGCGGACGCCATCTCTCGCATGAGCTTTACGGAACGGAGGAGAGGGAGGTTTAACACGCCCATATTCACAAGCTGTTCCGCTTCGTCAGCCAACGCCATCAGATCATCGCGCGGGTTTGTCATTGTGGGGTGTCCTGCTTCGTCGGCTTCAGCGATTGAGGAATCGGATATGGATCGGACTTTCGGTCAGACGGGTTCCAGCATGTGGTCTCGCCAACATGGGTGCGCTCTGCTCCGCCGAGAAAACGTGCGGTATCAGAAAATCGAGCCCGTAAATGATCTGGTAGCGTCGATCCTGACCAAAGGTCGAATGTGGTGATCCGTTGACCGACGTAGATTGACGGCTCGATATATTCGATGTCGAAGCGCCGCCCTGCCATTCCTCGCATTGAACCGGAAGTACGATTACCGGGGCTGTAGACGTGACCGTCGATAATCGTCATCGAGCGATGGTCCTTTTCGTACTTCTTTTCAGTCTCGACCCAATAATTGCACCTATAGCAAAGACGACGCTCCATCATCTGAGTGTATGACGGCTCGCAATAGGTGTTCTGCGCATCGCAGCCGCAGTTGGCGCAGACGTACTTGAAATACTGCTTGTCAGCTTTCCATGTTGTCACAAGTGGAGTCAGCTCATTGCTCACTTTCCCGCCTCCTTCTGCTCGGCAGCGAGGGCGGTGCGGGCGATGTAACTTTCGTCACGCCTATCGAATGCCGGGCCATGCGGATGTGGCTTGTAGATCTCTGGATTGGCGTAGAATTCCAACGCCCTCTCCAACACTGCGATGCGGGCTTCTGCTGTATCCAGTTCATTGCCGAACTGCTCAGCCTGCGTGCGCCAAACCATGATCTGGCCGACCTGATCGGGACCGCTCATGCCTTGGTAGAGTTTGAACTTCGCAATCGTATTGCGCGCCTCATCACGCTCCCTTTCGACCTCTGCCAAGCGGGCCTTGAGTGGGTCGTATGCGTTGATGATGGCGGTTGCGCCGGCTGACGTTACCTTTCCGTTGCGCTCGATAAAGCCATACGCTCGCAGCGACTCAAGGCATGCGCCAACAGCCGCACCCCATAAGCGCGGGGATCGGATTCCTGCGCATTCTTCGAGAATTTCGAGCTGCATTTCAGTTAGAGATGGCCTCGCGGTCGCGCCTGTGTCGTTATGGTCGGTCATGCTGGCTCCTTAGCGACAAACTGCACCTGGCGGAGCTTCGCGATTTGCTTTTCGAGCGACGCGATCCTACGCTTTCTCATTGCCTCAGCAGCGGCGAACGCGTCGTCCCGGCTTTCGAAACAGTCGCTGCCGATCTTGTATTGAGCCCATCGGCCCGGGCGACGGTCATACACATACGGTCCATCTCCGTTGCTCGCCTCCAGATCCAGGCGAATTATTTCCTTTGATGAAAGCGCGTACTTTACGATCCAGTATTGCTTGGTCATTGGCCTAACTCTGTTCTGTTGCCCTTGGCTCAGTGAGAGTTACCGTTGCGGTCATGTGGCAACGATGGAAAGTTGACGAATAGCTTCCGCTGATTCCCGGTGAAAATCTTCCTGATCCTTCCAGGCGCTCCAAACCGCATACTGAGCGAGCTTGGAAACATCTTCATATTTGGATTTGGCAAGATCGGCATGTTCGTCATGCCAAGCCGCGCATCTTTCCCGCATCTCTGCTGCATTCATTTCGTGCCCTCCCTCAAAATGCGCTGCGGCGAACGCCATCCTGCACATTGCCGTGGGGCCAGATTTCCGTCATCGGCACATGGACGCCGTTTTCCATCTTCCACGCCGTCTGCATCGCCGTAATGTGCTGCCGATACCACTTGCCTGCGGCTTTCAACCCTGCAACACACACGCTACCGTGTTCTCGGATCGAACGTGCGCGGCACATGGCCCGATAGGCCACGAGATTGACGCGGCCTGTGGCTTCATCGACCAGATCGCGATAAACAAATTGGCGGGACATGTCGGTCATCTCCGTTGTTGTTGGAGATACCCTCCCATACGCCCCACGTTGTGTCAAACGATATTTTACAATCTCGCCGTTTTATTTTCTGGAAGGGCCAGACCGGGCAAGCCTTTCCATGGCTCCGAGCAGCGCCGCCGCACCCAGCGGCGCGCCCGTTTCATGTCCATAGAACTGCGCCGCAGAAACCGCGAATTCCGTCGTAGAACCATCCGGCCATGTGGCGACGATCCTCATATCCTGGGGCCATGGCAGTGAACGCTCATGCTGCACAGCGCCATACAAATCCGAGCGAGGCTGGTCCATCATCATACCCCCTCCATCCCGACAGAAACCGTTATGGTTTCATCTTGAAGCCGGCAAATGGCCCTCTCGATTTGCCGCGCCGCTTGGCCCTCGTCATCCGCCAACCGGCAAATCCCGACAACGTTACCGCCGTCACCGATCGCCAGATATTTGCGACCGCTAATCGCGCGTACGGAAATATCATGATGACCTAGCGTTTTTCGATCAATCAACATTACGGCCTCCCCTCGAACATGGATGATTGCAAAGCCTCAACCGGCACCCGGCATCCCGGCGAACCGACCGGAGGCCCGTATTCCGGATTCCAGTTTCCGGTTTTGCGGGATAGATCGATGACACGCCGCCATTGGTCAACAGACATGGCGATGGCACCTGTCGAATGCCCTACAGACGGCACAGGGACGGCGCCCATACGTTCCGCTGTTGACCGGCACCAGTTACGCCATGTCGCCGGCCAATCCATCTTGACGCCCTTCTGGCCCGGCTGGGCAGCCCAATAATCCCGGAATCTGGCCGCCTCGTTTTCAGCCCGTCGCCGCGCAATCCCGAGCTGCACCGCATAATCAATATCGCACACAAAATCCGCCGGCAGCCTCGTCCCGCGGACCGCGGCGCGCGAGGCGCGTTTTTTGCGCTCCCGCGGCTTCCACTTCGATTTCTGCACCGCGCCAACTGCCGACGATTTCATTTCAATCTCGTCAACCACTTCCGCATGAAGATCGGCGCATAGCGCCTCCTCCATGGAAGACGCCTCCACCTCGTAAGCCCGAATCACCGTCACCTCGCGCTCGACGATCCACTTCATGCCGCTTTCTCCCCTGATTAGAACGCCAATTCTGGCAAATACTGCGCGTCACGGTTCTGCCCACGCCGCCATCCCTCGTCCCGGATGGCATTGCACGCCATGTCAGCGTACAGCTTCACATACCCCGTAGGGCCGTTCCTCTGCTTCGCGATGATAAGATCCATCTCGTTCACCGCGCGAAGCATCTGGTCGCTCCATTTTTCATGCTCTGGCGTGCCAATCTTCGGTTCACGGCCTTGCAGGTAGTATGCCTCCCGATAGACGAACATCACCACGTCCGCGTCTTGCTCAATGCTACCAGCGTCGCGCAAATCACTCATGATCGGGCGTTTATCCTCCCGAGTTTCAACCTGACGTGAGAGCTGGGCAAGCACAATCAGCGGGATTTCCAAATCCTTGGCGAGCCCCTTCAAACCGGCAGTGATTTCGCCAATCTCGTTTACCTTGCTCCCAGCGTATCTCTGGGACGCGCGCATCAGGCCAAGGTAATCAACAATCGCAAACTGAATATTCCGCCGCCGCTTCGATTGCCTGAGCCTAGCTCCAAGCTGGGACACCATCAGCCCCGGCTCCTGATCCACTCGGATCGGATACCCCGCGACAACCTTTCCAGCATCACGGATGGACGTGAAATTTCTTTCATTGAACCGGCCGCTTCGAATTTTCGAATAAGACAATGGGACCGAATCAAACATCTCGTCGGAAATCATCCGATGCGTCAGAGACACGTCGCCCATTTCGAGGCTGTAAAAATCCCCCGCATATCCGGCCTTCGCCATGTTCCGCGCAATGCCCAGCGCCAATGCGGACTTGCCCATGGACGGCCGCGCCGCCAAAATTATCAGGTCCCCTGCTTGCGCCCCCGAAGTCTTCGCATCCAGGTCCCGCAGACCGAACGGAATGCCCGTCATAGCCCCGTCGCGCGCATATGCGTTAGCGGCGGCGTCAATAGCCCGCGTTACCGCCTCATCCATGTAAACCGCCCGAGACGTTTTAGAGGCCCGCTGGGACGCTATTTCGTCCAGCCGCTCAATCGCCTCCCCGGCCAGTTCTGACGCATCAGCGCCCGCCTCTGGCGCGCACAGGGCCATTCCGACCCCGGCCACGTCCCGCAAGTGCGAAAAATCCCGGACAACCCGCGCATAATCGGGGGCGTTCACAATGGTTGTGGCTTCCGCCGCCAGCCGGGCGACGTACTGCCGCACCGTCATCGAGCCCACCATGGCATCGGCTGGGATGAACGGCTGCACCGTAACCGGATTGGCGACCTTCCCAGCCCCGATCAGCTTGCCGACGACATCCCACAAATCCCGGTGCATCGGCTCGAAAAAATCTCGCGCGGACACGAGGTTTTCAACCACCGACCATGCCGCGTTGCTCATCAGCACCGCGCCGAGAAGAGCCTGTTCGGCCTCGATGGAATGATTGTCAGACATAAATCCCCGCCGCGAAAACCACCACGATCACCAGCACCGCAATCAGACCAAACTCGCACACAGACAGGCTATTTTGTTTCATTTTCGACCTTAATGCAGACACGCGTAGCCGCTTTCTTCCAGAGATAACCACCTCTGCCCCCTATCAGGAGGAACGGCCAAAAGACCGCCGAATACTAACCGGGCCCCCGCTAGGGACCGCATGGATGATTACTCCCACGCGGCATCTTCTCTGGAAAAAGCCGTCCGAAAGCGACAACGGGCAAGTCCAATAACCTGCGTTCCCCACGGCTCAGGGCAGTTCGATGACTGGCAGCTTCTATGGGACGGGACCACCGAGCGTTACCCAACAGCCTGCAGGCATCGGGATCATATGAATTTCGGCGGCTTTGGAAACAAAATCGGGCATCAAAACTTGACCCGAAATGTGAGTGGCCGTATATCAAAGGCCGTTCACGTTTTTGCTCCGAAGGCCGCCAAGCATCATCGGATCACGCCCGCCTCGGCATCGCCGGGGCGGTTTGCGTTTGTACTCCCATAAAATGTTTTCCGTCAACGCACTAGGGATAGACGGCGCGATCCGAGACACACAACCCGTTGTGTATTCCGTGCGCGCGCCCGTTCGTGCTATTGAGAATGGGCTTGCTGCGGCTAACGGCCCACTGTCTTAGCGCCACGCTTGTGGAACAACGCGAGGACGACGAAAGAGCACGGTTCTGAGCGGCCTGAGAGTTAACCCGACCGGCCAGCAAGCAAGAGTTTTGGTCCCAAGGCCGAAAGGCCTCCGCGTCGTCGGACGTGCTTACCCGAGAGGGTGAGGGGATCGCCTGTTCGGGTGGCGAGTAGCCACGTTGGTGAGGCCGAAAGACCTTCGGACGTGCCGTTGAAAGCCACCCGATCCCGCACCTAACCCTGCGGGCGGCTTTTCATTTCCATATTCGTAAAATCTCTCTTGACTTATCCGCGTGGCCGTTCAAGATGCAATCACTCGCCAACGCGAGCTTGTATCGAACAGGCTTCAACGCGCAGCCAAAGGAGGTAATCATGATCCGTATCTGACTTCCTTGGATGCTTCAGGAGAGCCACCCAGGGAATCATCGCAGGCCCGGCGTCGCGAACCGTCGGGCCTGTTTAATTGAGGGGATCAATGGACAAGCAATACGCCGACTTTCTCGCTGGCAAGGCCCTCCGCGCTCAAGAATGCGGCCTCCAGAACATACCGCAACTCGCATCTCATTTGTTCCCGTTCCAGCGTCATTGCGTTGAATTTGCATTGCGCGTTGGGAACGCGGGAAACTTCCTTTCCACTGGGTTAGGCAAGACAGCGTGCGAACTGGAATGGTCCATCCATGCCGCTCAGGCGACCAACTGGAAGGCCCTCATTCTGGCGCCGTTGTCCGTTGGCTGGCAGATCGCCAAGGAGGGCGAACGCTGGGGCTATCCGGCCCATGTCATTCGCGACAAATCCGAAGCACGCGAAGGCATCAACATCTGCAATTATGACCGGCTTGACAAGCTGGACCCGGCCGCATTTGGATCGGTGGCGTTGGACGAGGCGAGCATCCTGAAAGCTTTTAATGGCAAGGTTTCTCAGTCACTCATCGACGCTTTTTCTAACCATCGGTTTCGGCTATCAGCAACAGCTACGCCGGCCCCGAACGATCACATGGAATTGGGGCAGCAGTCCGATTTTCTCGGCATCATGCCATCGTCGGAAATGCTGATGCGATGGTTTATCAACGACACATCGACCGCATCGCAGGAGTGGCGGTTGAAACGCCACGCCGTCACCGACTTCTGGGACTGGTGTGCGTCATGGTCCAGGATGGCGGAAATGCCGTCTGACCTAGGGGGAGACGATACGGGATTTATTCTGCCGCCGCTCAAAATCATCAGGCATCACGCCGAGGCCACCCCGATCAAGGGGTCTGATTTGTTCGGCATGGTAGACATGTCCGCTACCGGCATCCATGACGTGAAACGCAAGACTGCATCCAGTCGGGCAAAGGCTGTTGCTGACGTCGTTTCATCGTCCCCAAATGAGCCATGGGTTGTCTGGGTTGATACGGATTACGAGGCAGACGCGATCCGTGATTTCATGCCCGACATCAGGGAAATCCGCGGGAGCCACACGCCAGACCAGAAAGAGGAAACGCTGCGAGCTTTCGCCGACGGCACAGTGCGGGTGCTTCTGACCAAGCCATCTCTGACAGGTTATGGCCTCAACTGGCAACATTGCGCCAGAACCGCTTTCGTCGGCCGATCATTCTCATACGAGGCGTGGTATCAAGCCGTTCGTCGTTTTTGGCGCTTCGGGCAGCGGCGTCAGGTGGAAGTGCATTTGATCGTGGCCGAAGGCGAAGACGCAATAGCGCGCGTGATCGACCGGAAATCGAAGGATCACATCGCGATGAAAGCGGCCATGCGATCGGCTATGATGCGATCGAACGGCAAGGAAGTCTCACGCCGCACGGCGTATCTGGAAAAACACAAAGCAAAGGTTCCGACATGGGCAAGCTGATTAACTGCATGGATTCCGCGTTTGGCGACAATTTCGCTGCATACAATGGCGACTGCGTTTCAGTCACCAAGCAGATGAAAGACGAGACGATCGGATTTTCGATCTACAGCCCGCCCTTTCAGAACATCTTCGTTTATTCCGACTCGGAAGCGGACATGGGAAACTGCGCCACCGACGAGGAGTTCAACAACCACTATCAATTCCTCATTCGCCAGATGTACCGCCTGACCAAGCCCGGCCGACTGACGGCGGTGCACTGTTCGGACCTGCCGTCATCGAAATGGAAGGATGGCGTTATCGGCCTCAAGGACTTCCCCGGCGACATCGTGCGGCTGCATCAGGCCGAAGGATGGATTTTCCATTCGCGGATTTGTGTCTGGCGCGATCCGGTTGTGGAAATGACGCGCACCAAGGCCCTAGGATTGCTCTACAAGCAACTCAAGAAGGACAGCACCCGCTCCCGCATGGGACTGGCAGACTATGTTCTGGTATTCCGCAAACCCGGCGACAATGCCGAACCAGTTGAGCAACGCCCTGAGAACTTCCCCGTATCCCAATGGCAGCAATGGGCTTCTCCTGTTTGGATGGACATCAACCAGACCAACACCCTAAATGTGAAAATGGCGAAGGATGGATCAGACGAAAAACATCTATGCCCGTTGCAACTCGACTTGATCGAGCGCGCTGTGACCATGTGGAGCAATCCCGGCGACGTCGTTCTGTCGCCGTTCATGGGCATCGGGTCGGAAGGCGTCACCAGCCTGAAGCTTCATCGGAAATTCATGGGCATCGAATTGAAAGAATCTTACTTCAAGCACGCATGCCGGTATCTGGAAGCCGCCGAGCGGCAAGATGACATGTTCCGACGCGAGATGATGGTGGCGGCCGAGTAGGCCGCTAAATCATTCCCCGCTTATCCGCCACGTACAACCCCATCAGGATTGCCTCAGCGCGCCCGTGATGCATTTTCAGCGTCAGGAAGGGCAATGCGCTGGGGCACAATCGGCGCGCCGTATCGCGCGATTGGCCTTTCTGAGAGCCCTTGAGGCCGAAGTGATTTTTCCACACCCGAGGAACGATCAGTTTCGGATCTAGGCCGTAGCACTCGCAGACGGCGCGAATCTGGCCCACGGCAAACCCGAACCGGAACGACGACGCGGCCCCCATCGACCGGCGCTCGCCGTCTGGTCCAGGAATGGACGGCATCGCCCCCACATTTTCGATCACGGCATCGTCTGGATTGAATTTCTCGATCAAGGTGCAGACTGCCACAACATCTACCTGGCGATTGGACCCGTCTGGCCGTGTGGGAATGTCACACGCATGAAGAACCTCGCGGCGCCCCCCCTCAATCAGCAACACGGCAATGCCGCCAGACAGACCCGGATCAATGCACAGCAGTCTCATGGTCCCTCACATGAAAATGGCCGGGACTTCCCCGGCCATCTCAGTCTCACTCACGGTTACAGGTTACGCAGAACCCTTTGCATCTGACGCGAATAGCGCATCAGCTTCGGCCTTTGCCTGCGCCTTTTTGGCGCGCTCGGCCGCCATGTATTCAGTCCGCGTCATACCGACGATCGACGGCACCGCGGACGGCACGCTAGCTTTCGCACGCGCTTCGGCCGCATCCGCCTTGGCCTTGACTGCATCCTTCGCAGCTTTGGGGATCAGCCTCGTCACAGGATTGTCGGCGGCGTCCTCCGGCAGTTTGGAAAACCCAGCCTTCACCCGGCGTTCCGTTTCGTCATGGTACGCCTGCATATACGCAGCATGCTGCGGCGTGGACGGATCGTATTTCGGGGAGGCTGTTTTGCCCTCCATCGAATCCCGCTGGCCTTCATCCTTGGCGATGTCCACCGCAGGCGTCCGATCGGGCGTCGAGAACAGTTCAAGCTGCTGCCCGAGAGCCGATCCGGAGTATCGAGCGGCCAGCAACAGCGCCTCGAACTCAGCACGCAACTCAGCCTCGCCTTCCGGCGTTTCCACCTGAATGCCGACCTTGATTTGATCGATCGTGAACCCGTCGGCCTTGATCGTCTTGACATGGGCGCGGAGCTTCCCGGACGCAGAAGCAACGGCATCCGCCAGTTTTTTGTATTTCTCCTTGTCGGAGAGAAATAGCGCCCGCTTGTCCGGGTCCATGATGATTTCGGCCACAGCCTTCGCCGTGGATTTCTTCGCGCCTTTGGCGGCTTTTTTAGCCGCCGTCTTCACTGCCTTTTTGGCCATGTGGCCTCCTGTTGTGTTTAATCGAAAACGTCAGGCCGCAGCTTCTCACGAGGAACGCCCGTCAACTGGGCTACGGCCTTGCAGAACTCCAAGGGAATGCCAGACTTGCGCCAATGAGACACGCGCTGTTTGGATATTTCCAGTTTTGTCACTCGGGAGATTTCACGGGCGAAGTCCACCAGTTGACCGTTCTTGCGTGCCCGCGAGGGCTCGGTTCGGCGGACAAACTCCTGAAATGCAAGAGTAAACCCATCTTGCGGGGTGCTGGCTGTCTTATTTCCCATGTTGCCCATATCTCACACCGCGCACGATTTGTCAAAATGTACTTGACCTAATTGGCCCGATAGGTCAAAGATGATTTTACGAACAAAGGAGCCGAGAACATGACGCGCCGAGAACTCATCCAGTCCGCATTCCCCGATCACGCCGCGAGGATTTTTGAACTCACCATCCACACCGCGCAGTGGCTTGCTGGCGCGGCCCGCAGCGACGAAGACGCGCCGCGCCTCCTTGGCATGGCGTTCTTCTGGCCGTCATCCCCGGAAGGGTGGGAATATTGGACCCGCATTGCCAATGGTGCGAAGTGATGGACCGCGACATGATCCGCTATCACATCATGGGCGCGATTGAGGCTGCGTGCGCCTGCGGGTTTTTCGCCGTCTGCCTGCTGCTGTGGGTAGGTACGCCGTGACCGAGCCAACTCCATTCGGATGGGCGCTTATCCGCCTCGCTATGGCGGTGAAACACAACGCTGGCCTTCTGGAAATGAAGGAAGCCGCCGATGCCATTGAGGCCCAGATCAAGGAAATGATTATTCGCGAGATCAGACACCGCACCGGAAACTGACGTGAAAAATCCACGCCTATACGATCCGGCATTTCTGGCGTGGCTGCGAAAGCGGCCGTGCATCATCAGCGGCCGAACCCCCGTAGAGGCGTGCCATATCCGCATGGGCAATCCGACGCTAGGCAAGGTTGCCGCTGGCATGCAGGAAAAGCCATCCGATTTCTGGTGCGTCCCTCTGCACCCGGACTTGCACCGGGAGCAGCACTCCATGAACGAGGAAGTGTTCTGGAAGAAATACGGGATCAATCCGTTCATTGCCGCCCTTCGGCTGTATGCCGAGTTTGGCGGGACGGGCGGGAAGCCGAAGGGCCCGCGCAAGATCAACCCGCGCAAGCCGCGCGATAAACGAACGAAGATCGCCAGCCGCAAGGCGGCGTGGCCCAAAAGGAGTTTCGGGCAATGAATTGGATGGTGGCTATCCTGTGCGTCGTGCTTTTCGGGATGACGCTCTACTACTTGGCGACATGCTCCGAAACCACCCGAGAGGAAAGGGAGAGGATTTACGAATCTCTCCGCATGCGGCCTTACGCGAATGAGGCATGGGAGGATTTTGACCGCGTGTCATTCGATCGGCATTTGTGGCGCGTTGCCACGTTGAGGGACCCTCGCGACCTGTACGGGCACGAGATCGCAAGCATCATGGGGTGGAAGTTGTGAGCCCGTGCAGTAAGGCCAAGATTGAGGCTGTCTTGTATAAGGCAGAGCTACCAGCGGCAACGGTCTGGGCCATGATGGAAGCCCTTGAGAAAATGACCGATGCGCGGCGATACGAATTTGCCATCACCCTTACCAAGGAAACGGAACTCAAATGAGCATTTATGCCAACTGGCAGAAGCGCCTAGCAGGCGAGAAAATCCCCACCTACGAATCCGACGTTGACGTGGGGTTCTACCGTAAGCGAAACAAGGACAAGGAAACCAAGGCCATCACATGGGAGCCGGTCGCGTTCTGGATGGACGGCGAAGAACTGGCTGGACGGATCGGGAACCGGGACCTTACCGCAGACCAGTGCGTCGCCCTGTGGACGTGGGTTGTGGCCTATCCGATCACTGAGGAAGAATATCGCCGCGTGGCCGAGCAGGGATTGCCGTGGTCTGACAGTCACACGAGCGAGAGAACCAAGCCAGAGACTGCAAAGCAGAAGGCTGATCGCATCGCAATGCAGGGCGGGAAAACCGTGGCCGACATGCGCGAAGAAAACCCGAATTTTGACCGGGATTTGGAGCGTACATTCGCGATGATTGATGCAAAAAAAGAATCCACCCCGGCAGCCAAGATTGCTGCCGAGATTGATGGATTGGTTAGCGATGCCGTGCAATATGCCAAGATCGAGGACGACGGCACCGCCAAGCGGGCGCAGTCGCTCCGGGCCAGTCTGACGGAATTGGCCGGGAAGGCCGACAAGGCGCGGGCCGCTGAAAAGGAACCGCACCTTGAAGCCGGGCGCAAGGTTGACGCCCAGTGGATGCCGATCGTGAAGCTGGCGAAGGATACGGCGGCCACGATCCGCAGCGCCATGGAGGCATGGGAGAACGAAAAGCGCCGGATCGCGCGGCTCGCCGCTGAAAAGGCCGAACGCGATCGCCTGGAATTTGAGCGGCAGAGGCGCGAGGCCGAGGCGAAGAATGCGCCGCCGCCACCGCCGCCGGTCGCGCCGCCCCCGCCGAACACCCCGCCGCCGTCGGAGCAAATCCGCGGAGCCGTTGGCCGTGCCGCCGCCGTGTCTGTCTGGCACGAGGTCATCGTTGACGACGAGGCCGCAGCATATGCCGCCCTGAAAGGCGATGCGGAATTGTCTGCACTCATCAAGAAACTGGCGCAAAAGAAAACCGACGCTGGCATGACCGTGGCCGGGACACACACCGAGGAAAGGACGCGGGTGCGGTGAAAACCGTCAAATTTCTTTTGACACAGCCGCGCATGCCTGTACTGTGTTTCCAACGCCGACATAACGAGAGAACAAGATGGCCAAGCCGCCTCCCGCACCCAAGACCGCAAATCTTCCCGCGACCGCCGAACGTCCGACAAAGCTGGACGAATACCGCTTCGCCGTTCTGCCGCCCGAGCGGGCGCGCGAACTTTACACGTCACTGCCAAGCCACATCAAACCGGCAGTCTTTGAACGCAATCTCATCAATGCGTTGATGGCAAACCCGGATTTGATGGACTATGATCCGCGCCTGATTTTCCGTGAGGTATCAAAAGCGGCTGGCCTTGGTCTGCTGCTGGACCCGCTGCTAGGCGAAGCCTACATCGTCACCGCCTACAACTACAAATCAAAACGCACCGAACCGCAGTTGCGCGTCGGATATAAGGGCATGAACAAACTGGCCCGCCAGTCGGGCGACGTGGCCAACATTTACTGCCATGAAATCTATTCTCTGGACGAGGTGGAATGCGACCTCGGATTCCCGAAGGTTTTTCACCATCGCCCGAAGCTGTTCGGAGATCGCGGCGTCATCGTCGGATATGTTGCTCTCATTTCCTTCAAGGACGGGACGTTCGATTTCGAGCCTATGTCGCAGGAGGAATGCTTTGAAATCCGCGACCGATCGGATGCATGGAAGGCTTACAAATCAGGAAAGATCAAGACGACGCCATGGGCCACCGACGAGGTGGAAATGTCGAAAAAAACCGCCCTGCGTCGTCTGATGAAACGACAGCAACAGTCCCCTGAATTGCTTGAGGCAATCCGCATGGAGGACGAGGGAGAACATCACGACGCCCCGCGTCTTGTCCCTGCGCCCCGCCGCGTACCAAGCCCCACTGCGCCGCAGGATGAAATTCAAGAAACCGACATCATCGACGCGGAAGTCACAGACGATCGTGCCGTGGAAGAGCCACCGCCGGGAGACGCCAAAATTCCCCCCAAGGCAAAATCATCCAACACCCCGGACCACATGACCGATCTTGACAGTTACATGGCCTACTGCATCGACAAGCTGGGCAGCGCACAGTCCGGCGAAGAACTGGAGGCGTTCTTTAACGACAACATTGAAGCTGTCCGCGCCCAGTTGTTCCCCGGCGACTATGACGATCTACTCGAAATCTACCAGAGCAACGAACGCAAGTTCGAGGCATGACATGACCGAACTTGTAATGCGCAAGCGCGCCGGCCGCGCTGGTGAAATCGGGCTATTCGTGGATAGCCCCGTATTTGAGGACGACTTTGGCCACATCAAGATGGATGCCGAGGTGAACGTGAAGGCGACGACGCTGCGGTCCCTTCGCCAAATCAAATTCGCATGGGCATTGGCGACGAAGATCGCAGAAGCCTGCGACTGGCTGGAGACGAAGGAGGATGCGATGGACTTCATGCTCATTGAAGCCCGGCACTATCGTCGCATTTTCGATCCGCTCCGCAACGTCGCCGTGCTGCGACCCAAACCAACGAATTTCGGCGCCATGGACGGCACCGAATACACCCGCCTGCTTAAACGCCTCGTACACGTCGCAACGGCTGTGATCGTTCCAGGTTTGGATGACACGGCGCTGCGTTCTGAGATCGAGTCCATGGTGGGACCGGATATTGAGCCGCCTCCGGAAGATAGAAAGCCGCGCGCTCGCAAGCAAAAGGAGGTGATGCCCAATCCCACAGAACGGAACAGCGATACCGCCGGGCACGATATAGCCCAGCCGCCGACTGACCCTCAGCCCCCAGCCCCCGTTCAGTCGGCGGCAACGGCTCCATTAGGCCCGCAGAACGCAGACGAATATGTTATTGCATGCGAGGCGTGGATAGGCCGCCAGACCGACCAGCGCGCTGCCATGTCTTATTTTGAAAGCGATGCACAGATCCAGAAGCGCGCGGAATTGCGCGTGTCTGTCGGCCAGCGCAAGATGTTGCTCCGGAAACTGGCCGAACATTTCGAGGCGAAGAAATGACCCGCATGACACACCGTCGGCCGCCGAAGGGCGAGCGTCCAATCGACACCATCATGTTCCAGAACCGCCAGATTGAGATGCTGACGCAAAGATGTGCGGACCTTATCGGGGGGCGAGACTTGGCCGTGAAATTGGCGCAGGAATATGCGACCGAGATCGAGCGGCTCAGAGAGGATAATAGGGCTCTAACAGCCGCGGTCCAATCCGAACATGACGCCCGCATCAATCTGGAAGGATATCGCGACCGAGTGCGCGAAACCGACGCGATGGATTTCCATGATATGGTCCCGCCGCAGTTCAGGAATTGATGCAGTGAGCATTCTAACCCACTTCGTCCGATTCGAGAGGACGCACGACCAGCGGTTCCAGAACGCCGTCCGCGTGTTCGGCCCGCCAGATTATCTGCACCGACACTGGGACCGGAGAGCCCTGCGGGAGATCGCAGACGGCGACGTGATCGTCTTTGCCAAGGGCGAAGCTGACCA